TGCTAGATGGACAGCAGGCATTGTGGCGTTTAGTGTCGTTGCTGATAAGGCTGTAGGCAGAAATCCTTGGCAACTTAGTTCGTTTGTTCCTTTCTGGGGAGTGATGACTGGAGGGGTGAATGCGGGGAACCCTTGGAACATGGCATTGCCACTCAAGTATTCTGCGGATCTCACCGCTGGAATTGCGGGACTTATGAAGTATGGCAACTGGGAAAAGTTGCGGAGATGGGCTATCCAATACCATATGATCGCAGGTACACAAATTAACAGGACCCTCCGTGGAATCGAGGCCGTGGCAGAAGGGAAAGTCACGGATGTAGCTGGGGATACTTTATTTGAGACAGAACCACCTGAAGGATGGATGTCTCGGCCTGGTATGTGGGAAGCATGGAAGGCTATCACACAGGGACCGTATGCTGTTGCAGAGGGAAAGGAATACATAGAAAAACTACAGAAGAGCCCTATTTCAGAGTTTGTTGGAATTGACCTTGATAGATTTATGGCAAGCGAAGAAGAAAAATCACGCAGGGCTGTGGATCAGTACACTATGGAGATTGATGGAGAGGAGACTACATACGATGGCCTCAAGGAACATCCGCTTGTACGTGAATCAATAAAACGAAGGCTGCCAAAGTTGCGAGATAAAGTGGATGAATACATTGATGCCAGTTCTTCTGATAGGGGAGAGTTAGTAAAATCCCCTGACTTTATGGCTATTCGGGATGCTTTGAGCGATGAATATGATTATGGGAAAATACCTGAACTGAGAGACAAGTTCCTCAAAAAAGCACCTAATGGATGGATTTATACAGCCGCTGCGACGGGTGTCAGATTCCCTAACTCAAAGAAGATGAGGGATGCAATCAATATATGGATAGAGAAAGGCAATGAGTTCCCAGATGTAGACCTAAAAACATGGTCTGGTGATTTTGATAAGATGTATGAGGATATAAGAATTACCATGCAGAGATACTAATATCTGCATGGTATATGGTTTAGGTTTGACTAGTGGGTGTATCTTGGGTGTAGTATATGTTAAGGAAAAGGAGTGATGTGATATGGTTTCACCACAGGAATCACAGGAAATTGAGGAACCGGTAGATGACTTGGGGTCGGCTGATCCAGATGTAGACGATGGCATTCCATCCCCGGAAGAGGATAGCGGGGATGGCGGTGGGGTTGCCACTGCTGTTGCCACTGATGACGGGGCCAGTGATGTGTCACCCGATGTGTCTTCGGATACTCTGGAGGACACTTCCTTCGGACAGACACCACCTCCGGCAGCACCGCAGGTAGATCAGGCGGCGCTGAGGGAGCTTCAGGAGCGTCGCGCCAGTGAGGTTCAGAGACAGTGGCGGGATAATGTAGGGCAACAGGCAAGATCCTATGCACAACGGCTCGAAGAAGCTGGATATATGCCGGAGCAGGCAAGAGATCAGGCACGGCGCTATATACAGCAGGAGCAGAAGTTCAGGCAACAGGAGCAGGAAGCTGCTCAGTATGTAGGGTTTGTTGAGGGCCGCCAGGCAGCGGCAGTTCACTTCATGCAGAAGCATGGACTGGCCAATAAGCAGATGATTAATGATCTTATGGCCCTTCAGAAGTCCAATACCCCAGTGGAAATGGAAAGGGAAGCGCAGCGCTTGAAGCGGGAGAGGGCTCTCGTTGCGGAGAATGCGCGATTGAAGCAGGGTCGAGTTGCCCCACAGACCTTTGACAACAGTCAGGGATCTGCTGAGGCTTCGCCGAATGACCATCGTCTCCTTGATGCGTATAATAATGGGGACAGGTCGGAGGCAGCGGTGCGAGCCGCAAGAAGACTAGCACTCGGAAACTAGAGGAGGTAAGAAATGCCACAGGCAGCAACGACGGGCAATCTGGAAAATGCCCAACGAATCATTATCGCGGCAGCGCGGTACACAGAGGAGCATAACGCTCCGGCTATGGCCCTGGTAGAGCAGTTCAATCTGCCCAAGGGTTCAAAGCAGGTTACTGTCCCCAAGGTGGGGCAGATGGACATGAGTGACCTTGTTGACGGTCAGGATATCATTGATGAGGAAGACATTGGGATGACCACGGTCGACCTTACAGCGTCGGAGGTCGGAGCCAAGATCATCATTACCGATAAACTGGCACGACAGAGCGCGCAGAACGTATTCTCGATCATCGGGCGACAGCTTGGTGACGGCATGGCCCGCAAGAAGGACAAGGATGTCCTGGCTCTCTACAGTGGATTCGGCACCGACATTGGTGCTGCTGGGCGTTCTATGAGCCTGGCCAACGTCTCCGCAACCGTGGCGTATGCCAAGGGCAACAAGTTCGGGTCACAGGTCTACATCGTCCAGCATCCGTTTGCGGTGTGGGACATTGCCAACACTGCGGTGACGGCATCCACGACATACCCGGTTCCGGCTGGGTGGTCTGCCGACCTGTTGGGGAACTTCTTCAGTGGGCTTCGACCCATCAACGGAGTACCCATATTCGAGGATGGGAATATCTCGATTGACTCCAGCGATGACGCCATAGGCGTTTGTGCTGACAAGTCTGCACTCGCCGTACTGAAGAGTGTTGACACACGGACAGAGCGCCAACGAGACGCCTCTCTCCGTGCCACTGAGGTGGTTATCACGGCTGACTATGGCGTATTTGAGCTTGACGACAGCAAGGGCGTTGCTCTTACTCTCGATGCAGGTACTCCGGCAACAAGCTAGTAGAGGTATCTGATGGCAATAACAACGAAGGAACGCACTGATCTGCGACAGGAATTGGTTGGTCAGGGTTACTCGTGGAATTACATAGATGAGTGGCAGCCCAAGGTTACACTCTTTCGTCACAGGGATCTAAAAAATCCCAGTGGTGAGGTGGTGAGCCCGGTTGGAACGAAGCTAGAGAATCTTCCCGGGAACCCTGACTATGTGAACAAGAAGGCTCGTATGGGGTTATATCCCTGGAGGCCAGGTAATACGTGTACCTGTCGCTGGTGTGTACGGGTAGTGGCGGAGCAGGAGAAGATAGCACGGCCTAATGCAAAGACCGCTCCTTCCCGATCAGCCAGGATAGGTCCGTATTACAACCCAAATAGCTAGGTGTAACGATTGCCGTGCCTAGCGATACACTAACAACGGCGGTCGCGGGACATTGAGCCCGTGAAAGGAGAATTGAAATGGCATTCCCAACGACAGTTTATTTAAGTTACGGGATGGAGAAAGTTGAGTCTTCCGAGCAGAAGCAAAAGCTCGGCACAAGGGCTGTCACCCCTGATGGCAGAGTGTTTTACTATGCCAAGAACAGTTCTTCTGCAATTACCCCGGCAGGGAAAATTGTGGACGGCGTAGCAGCCGTAGCCGCACACGACATGGACGTTGCTGCAACGGCGGCGCATTCAGTAGGCGACACGACTATCAGCATTGAGGTTCCCACGACTGACCTGACAAAGGATCAGTATGCTGACGGTTACCTGATTTGCAACGACGGCCCTGGTCAGGGAGAGGTGTATCGAATTAAGTCTCACCCGAAACACGATGCTTCTGCCGACAATACCGTCATCATCACCCTTGATGAGCCAGACGGCATAAGGACAGCCCTGACCACATCGTCGCTATTTGGCTTGGTATACAACCCATACACCAACGTAAAAATCGTAGATGGTGACGGAACTCAGACCACAGGACCGTTAGGAGTCACAACCATTCCGGTCACGGCAAGCTACTACTGCTGGATACAGACATCAGGTATTGCCTCTGTGCTATCAGGAGCAGCGGTTGCTGTCGTCGGCGACGCTATTGGTGTTAGCCAAGCGTCAGGTGAGTCAGGAGCATTTGACCTGTGGGACGCATCCTCAGAAGAGGATACACGACCGATAGGCCATGCAATGACAATCCCATCTGTGGATACTGACAATCAGGTCGTGATGTTGGCTATCCGCAACTAGGAATAAGGATTATGGCGACTGAACTGTGGACTCCGGCGGGGTCTGCCAACCTTGGAGTTGCCCCCGTCGGAGGAAACGCAGAAACTGGCGGAAGAATTATCGCTCATACTGTCGTGCTCAAGGCAAAAGATAAGTTTGGCGTTGAGCATAAGCAACGGTTGAAGGTTCTTGCTGATGATACGACCAGCCAGTCTCATATCGAGGAAATGATGGGGAACGCTGCGGATAGCTTTGCCGAAGAGGTTCGGACGAAGTACACGAAGCGGCCCCCTACAGCGGAAGAGCGTAAGGAAATAGGGCGTGCACTGAACGAGTTCCGCAAGTATGCGAGGCAACGTATTCAGAGCACGAACCGGAAACTTTATTACTAGGAAGAGGATTATGACTCAAGAAGCTGATGTGCCTATTGATGTAATAGCTGCTGACATTCAGGCGGTAATGCAACAAGATCGTGTTTTCGCCCTTGAAGTCCAGAACCGTGCTCTTATGCGAAAGCTCAATGCACTGGCTAAGGAGTTGGAGGCGGAGCGGTCAAAGCAGACCAAGACTAAAAAGGAGGACTGATATGCCAAAAGTAGGTGGTAGGAGTTTTCCGTACACCGCGGCTGGTCGTTCCGCTGCCAAGCGGTATGCGACGAAGACCGGCAAAAAGGTGACCGATAAGAAGAAACCGAAAAAGGGTGGGTACTAGACATGGCTGGGCGAACATCTAAAGATGCGCCTGGCAGCAAGAAGGAAGCACCCAAGATCAAGAACCCTGAGAGGCTTAAGGACCCAAAGTATGCGTTGGCGCTTCATATAGCCCGTGCGCGTCGAGAGCGCCGTGGAGGAAAAGCGCCATTGCCAATGAGGTAGGCTATGCCTGTTATTCAAGGTCGTACTCGCGAGGAATTACGGCAGCATATAGGGTATGCACTCGGTGCTCTCTATGTCTCTTCAGCATCAACCGATGGGACTACCACGACACTTGTGGATAACTCTCTGGTTCTGGGTGGTGCTGACAACTACATTGGGTATTGGCTGAGGCTCACGTCTGGGGATGACGACGGGGCAATCAGGCGTGTCACTGACTCCTCTATTTCCAGTAATGTGACGACGCTAACTGTTATGCCAGCTCTCTCTGCATCCTCTACGAATGGGGATACCTATGAACTCTGGAAGTGGGGCTATGACCCTGCCAGTATTGACAATTTCATCAACCAGTCAATCATCAGTGTTACGGGGCAAGCCTACGATCCAATTGAGAACATATCATTACACGGAGATGGGAAGCAGATTCGCTTTGATATCCCCTCCAATATCTCCATGATCTCCAGGGTAGAGTACCGTGATAAGGTAAGTTCCACACGTATTCATGCCTGTGCCGTTACGTTTGATGAGGCAACTGACGGTGACTTCACCCAGTCACTGGATACCAAGGACAGGAAACAGGGTACACAGGCACTGAAGCTGGTAATAGCCTCCGGTGCTTCGGCTGGTGACTTTGTCACGGACAGCATTACCAGTAAGGACCTCTCGGGTTATGACACTATCGAGATGTGGGTCAAGAGCACTGTTGCTACCAGCGCAGGCAACCTCAAGTTGCTTCTGGATGACACGGCTTCGTGTGCTAGCCCTCTGGAGAC